TTCCATTTTAGCCATGTCCGTCTCCTATTAGCAGGCCCGTCCGCCTTTGTTCATCTTCTTACCTTTTTTCAGGTCGTTGGAATTGCCAGCCATCTTAATCATAGTGCCTTTGGTTTTGCCTTTAGAAGCAACGCCATCACGGCTAGGGGCAGCAGTTTTAACAGCGCCCATCTTAGAAGCGGTCATACCGCCTTTAGCATATTTCATTTCTTTCTCCTCATGTTTAATCATAGATTTAGGAGCGCCTTTTTTCTTCATGAAAGACACTTCTTTCTTAACCATACTCTTTGATTCTTCTTTCATTCTACCGCCCTCTTTAAACTTTTTACCCTTATCCGCCGCAGCGAAGTCTTTACCCACTGACTGCTTAATGCCAACTTTTTTAGCAAAGGAAGGATTGTGAGCAATAGCTTCCATAAAGTTGTGCTGTTTTTTACTAACGCTTGGCATTTTTATACCCTTTCATTATGCCACCTTGCGCAGCTTGTTTAGGCGCAGGTTGAGCTTGTGGTGCTGGTTGACCTTGTGATGCTTGTTGCGCCCGAGCTTGTAGCATCGCCATTAGCTGCGCAGGATTACCGCCTTGTGGCTGTGGGCCTTGGGGTTGGAACGTGTCAGCTTGTGGTGGCCTACCCATCATAGCTTCTTGCGCCATAAATTCTCGCATCCCCGGTGGCATACCTTGCTGCCCTTGTTGTGGCATACCTTGTTGAGCTGGGTTAAACGGACTCATCTGTTGTTGCGCTTGTTGCTGCTGCATGTACTGCATTTGCGCCATTTGAGCAGGCGACATTTGTTGAGGTTGATTACCCCCAGCACCTATCATTGTAGTCTGCGCTTGCTGACTATTAGGGCCTTGCGAATAGCCAACCGGAGCAGGCATATTCTGCGTCATAGCAAAATAAGGGTTTGCGTAATCTTGTTGTGGCTGACGCTGACCCATTTGTTGCAAATACTGCTGTTGATGCTGCTGTAATTGCTGTTGCTGAGCCGCTTGTTGTGCTGCGGTTTGTTGAGCTTCTGCGGCTCTATTAGCTTCTGCTTTTTGTTTTGTAGCTTCTATTATTGGAGCTTGTTCTTCCTGATACTTCTTATCAAGAATACCTTTGCCTTGCGCTTCTATTTTTGCTATTTCAGCATTAACTTTATCAATAGCGGCTTGGTTGTTTCCGCCTAAACCTTGATATACCGGTTGGTTAGCTTGTTTCTTAAGCTTTGCTATTTGCGCTACTTGGGCTGCGTTTAAACCTTGATCGTTATAGGTAGTTGCAGCTTTCTGTGCGGCAGCGGCTTTATCTGCGGCGGCTTTAGTTTTAGCATCAGCAGCAGCTTGTTTAGCTTGCGTAGCAGCGGCGGCTTTATCCGCAGCGGCTTTCTGTGTGGCGGCTTTTTGGTCAGCGGCTTTCTGCGCAGCAGCTTTTTGTTGTTCAGCCTTAGTAGCGGCGGCTTGTTTAGCAGCTTCGGCTTTCTTCTCCGCAGCTTGTTTAGCAGCTTCGTCTTTTTGGCGTTTAGCTTCAGCAGCTTTTTCAGCAGCATTGCGCTTAGCTTCGTCAGCTTTTTCTTTAGCTTGTCTAGCAGCTTCGGCTTTCTTTTCGTCGGCTTCGCGTTTGGCGTTAGCAGCTCTTTCAGCAGCTTCGCGTTTAGCATTAGCAGCTTGTTCGGCTTTTTCTTTGGCTTTTTCCGCAGCCTCGCGCTTAGCATTAGCGGCTCTTTCGTCAGCTTCGCGTTTAGCTTGCGCAGCCCTTTCCGTAGCTTCGCGTTTAGCTTGTGCGGCTTGAGCTTGTTGTTCGGCTTTAGTTGCCATGTTTAAGCCCTTGTTTTTCCACGAATAGCACAACCGTCAGCACGCGCCGAAGCCGATTTAACCGCACCACCTTTTTTCATATATCGTGGGTCAAGTTTTTGTGGTGCTTGCGGGATACTAGGAACCGTACCCAAGCTATTTCCGGGCTGCATTGCTGGCATTGGTCTACCGGCGGGCATAGGAGGCGCTGGCATTGGTCTACCGGCGGGCATAGGAGGCGCCATACGCGAAGCAGCCGGTGGAGGTGTAGGAGCGGGACGGCTACCCATACCGCCAAAAGCCATCTTTTTAACTTTCACATCGCCTCCTTTAGCTTTCTTTGCTGTTGGAGTTTCGCCTGTAACAGTTTTAGACGCTTCATCTGCGCCTTTACGATTTGCAGCATCCATCTTGGCGTACAGAGCATCTAACTCAGGTACATCTTCACCCTTGGCTCTTCGTGCCTCAAGCTCGCGTATACGAGCTTCTATTTTTGCGAGATTGTCAGCCATTAATAAATTCTCCCACGGGTTTTACCGCGCATAGCAATACCATCTGCGCGAGACGAAGCTGAACCGCCTTTAGCCATTTTCTTGACCTGTCCGCCTTTTTTCATTTCATGGTCGTTAGACGTTCTACGGTCGCGCATCATACGTTTTGGGTCTAAATCACTGCCAAGTGTCATTGAATAAGGGTCAGACATTTTAGGCCCCGGCATTTTACCCGCTGTACTGCTTGCTTTTGCTTTAGCTGGTTTACCGTCTTTAGCCGCTTTTTTCTCTTCTTTAGCTGCTTTTTTCTCAGCTTTGTCGGCCTCTGCTTTAGCTGCTTCGGCTCTCTCTTTAAAAGTTCTCTGCTTCTCTGTTTCTTCAGCGCGTAGCTTAGCTTTATTTTCTTCTTTTAGGACTTTAAAACCTTCCGCGTCTGTAGCTGGAATTCCAGTTTTATTGTATCTGCCGCCCATAGTGGCGTTTTCTGGTCTTATAGTGCCTTTAAAACTACGCTCAGTTTTGTCTATTGCTCGTGCTCCACCGGGGCCACTAACTTTAGAATTTTCTTCTTTAACTTTAGCTTGTTTAATCTCTTCGGCAGATTTTCCTTTAAAAGCTTTATCTAAATTAAACGTATTTTGATTGCCAATATTTGCCGGTGTGTCGTCATCCATTTGATAGCCGGGAGCGTTTTTATTCCGGGGCAAATTTCTACCACCGCCGCCAGTTTTAGGCGCAACTTTTTCTACTTTGTAAGGAGCGTCTTCTTCGCTTACAGTAGATTGCGCGCCGCTTTGATTGCGATCAGAAAATTTACGGCGTGGCTCTTCCGCATCGGCTTTTGGCTCAGCCTTACGACCGATCTGTTCTTCAATAGTGCGAGCGCGGCGACTCTTGCCGCCTACAGACTCTAAGTCACTAAACTTAGATTCATCACGACTACCGCCAAACAAGCCAGACAGCTTACCTTTAATGTCATCTGCTGAGTAATAGCGTTGTTCTTGTGGGTTGCGATCCATAGGGTTCGCACGACCGGCTGTATATTTACGGCCTTCTTCATCTTCACGATATTTAATCTTAGCGCCAAGAAGACCTTCGTCTTCTTTGTCGTAGACTTTGCCGCCTTCGTCGTATCGTTTAGCTTTGCGTTTCATGGTTTGTCCTTAAATAGTTTGATTACGCCTTTAACAGTATCTGTTTCATAGATACGAAGGCTTAGCCAAATAATAGTAAGTATGCCGCCAACTAGAGCGACAACAGGAGGAAACCATGACATGAAGCCACCTAGCCCCACAACTACAGCCGCACCGTCGGTCATTACTTTGATGTCGTGATTGTCCATATCAGCACTTCCACGCCTTAAGAGATTTGTTAATCCGACTGTTCGGATCGTTTGCCGTCTTCGGTGAAGTCAGCTTTTTCTTCATGCCGGTCATACGCGCGCAGAAGGAGTCCTTGCGGGAACCGCCCTCTGGCTGTGGGGCTTTCAACCCGGGTTTCCCCGGATTGGCCTTGTTGTAGGAGGCTCGCCCTTTGGCGTTCAAACCGCCCTTCTCGGATTTGCCTTCCTTGCGCTGCCATGCTGGGGACTTAGCCATAGTAAATAACGGTAGAAAGTAGGTTCGTCATAACTAGATATATGCCGTTAACAATTTTTATACCTTCGCCCGGCAATAATATGCTGTTACCAAAATAATCACCTGTACCAACATCATAAGTAACCGCCCAACGTGAAGCGTATAAGCACGCAGTACTTGCAGCGATTGTCCCCGTATTAATATCGGTAATGGTAAACGTACTTGAGGTCAAAACCGTAATTGCATAATTACCGTTAGTAGCGGAACTACCGCCCGCTGAAGCAAAAGAAAGCCCAATTACATCGCCTGTAGCTAACCCATGAGTTGATTTTGTAACAGTAACTAAAGTACCGGCACGCTCATAGGTAGCGCTAACAGGGGCCGTAGTAGTATCAAAAATATCTAACGTGCCAGCAGAAGCAGTTCCTACTAAAGATAACGCTTTTAACCTGTTTGGCCCAAGTACCGCAAACCCCGTATTATTGAGGTGAGCGGCTTTAACGTCTGTTTGCATCATGGTGATGCCTCCTTATTAGACGTTCTGCTGACCGTACAACGGATCAACAACAAAGTAAGTGATATAGCCACCAACAGTGCCAGCGCCAGAAGTATCAATAATTACTGTCAGGTAGGTTACTTCAGTAGTGGCAGTAAACGTCAAACCACTAGTAATTACACCGGCAGAAGATACAGTCAGGTTATTAGCAATAGATGCGGTTGAAGCCGTGCCCGAAACAACGCCTAAAGTACCGAGGTCAACAGAGCCAGTACCTGCATCATTAATAATGACAGAAGTAACAACAGCGCCTGCTGGGAGAATTACGTAAGTGGTGAGTAGTGTTGCGTCAACAGCTACTTTAGTGCCTGCGGCAACAGAAGCGTCAGCGATGTAAAACTCCGCTGCCATAACGCCAGAGCCACAATATGCGGTGCGAGTCTGATCGCCGCCGCCCGAACGCCAAATACTTTGGGTGGTAGAAACTGCCATAATAAATTGTCCTCACATGCGAGTTAAGTGCGACGATATGCATGTAACAGGCCGGGAGCCATTCGTTCGCACCGGTTTCCCGGAATACTTCTTTATATCATAGAAAAAAGGGGGGCGAAAGCCCCCCTTTTTAATTACGCACCTGCCGAGCCGTACATGCCCAGTGGGTCAGACCAACCGAACGAATAACGCTCACGAGACTTGTAACGTACGTTACCGGTGTCGAAGTCGCCGTCCATCGAGTTAGCCAAAGGCGAACGAACAAAGTGCTTCATGCCGTTTGGAACGTCAGTGGTCAGGAACCATGCGTTTGTGTCGGTCAAGAAGTGGTTGATCGTATAGCCTTCTGGGATCGAACCATTGTTCTTCAATGCGTTGATGTCGTTATCGTTAGTGCCGACGCGAAGTTCGGTTTCCAACAGACGAGTAGCAACGAACTGAAGTGCAGGTGGAACAATCAGTTTCTTAGGCTTAGCAGCGATCAGCAGACCACGTTCATCCGTCCAAGCAGCGATCTGAATAACAGCGTTTTCCAACGAAGTTTCGTTCAAATCAGCAGCAGTGGTAGGGATGTTGCTGTTGTAACCGCCAGAAGTCAAAGGATGCGAAGCCGAGAACAGAGCAACGCCGTCGCCACCAGTATAGGACGCGGAGAAGCCGTTGTTCAGGACGTTAGCACTTTTAACTTGCTTGGTGTACGACATAGCACGAGCCAGAGCCTTGGTGTAACGAGCAGACAAGCTGTCGTACAAGTTGTCCTCGATGGCCTCTTCGGTCAGCGAGAAACCCAAAGCAATAGTTTCGTGGTTGTATCGTGCTGTCCATGCCTCTTGAGCATTGTCATAACGAATTGCACTACCCTCGTTTTTGACAGGTGCGGCTGAGAAGCCCGACAGTTTTGTTTCTTCTTCAAAAGAACGCTCGGAAGTCTCTGTTTCGTAGATTTCCTTGTGCTCTTCGCCGTAGCGAGCATACTCAAGACCGAACAATGCGTTCAGGCCCGGGAGCAGCTCTTTCAGTAGTTGTGCGCGTGAAATAGCCATAATTTATGCTCCTTAGATGCCCGTTGGGTTGAGGTATTGATGTCCGCCTGTCATCGTTACTGCGATAGGAGGGCCAGCGGAATATACCGGATAGGGGGCGTTGAACTTGCAAATAAACTCACAGAAATTACCCGAGCTATTAGCAGTTTCAGTCACTACGTCAACGATGCGGATTGGCAACGAAGCAGTAGTTGTGCCACCAGCGGCGCTATAAATAGCCACTTTAGAGTCACCAGAGAGGGTAGAACCAGCGTTCTGAACAAGTTCAGCGTTGGAACCAACCATTGTTTGACCCAAGAAAGCCACTGTCAGACCGTTACCGTCTTCGGTGTTACCCGCAGCCAGAACAGCTTTGAACAGAACATCAGGATCATCAGCGACGTATGCGTAAATATCGGTAGCCGAAACGCTTGCAGGCCAATATTGAGCATAAGTTTTCTGACTATTGGTTGGGTTTGTGTAAACGCAACCGAGGAAAATACCAACAGGTGTAGCTGTCGCTTCGCCAACGTCTTTCTCAACAGTACCGCCAGACACGGTCTTAACTACGTCGCCGTAGAAAATGTTTGTGCCGTAAGAATTGGTAACTTTGAGTAGACGAGTCGAACCAGCAAACACCTGACCACCAATCAGATTGATCGGCTTTAGCCCATAAGGGGCCGCTACCGTCGGAAAGGGACTAGTTTGTGCCATGATTAAACTCCAAAAAAATTAAAGGGTTAGCCTTTACCAAACGACGTTTTGGATTGTCTTTCAGCAAAAAGAGGCATCCTTGGGTCGTTTTCTCGCATAAAACTATTGTCGACTGCAAGAGTCTGCGCCTGAGTCTGGTTGTTGTAGTATTCACTACGCTGATCCACAAACTCCGCAGGGGTCTTACAAAGCAACAATCCACCG